TTAGAAGTATTGTTATCGTATATGCTATCAAATATTGTTAAGGAGACCATGATTGCCACTATGTGATGGATTAATCCAACCTTCAGGCTTTACCAGATCGGGCAAACCAAGAGGATTGGGCCTTTCTTTCTTAACTCCGACTTCTTTAGACATGTTAGCTTGATGGACTTGGTCCCATGCTTTATAGGCATCAATACCAAATGCATCGAGTGTACCGATTGCAACAACACATAGATCAATTAAACCATCTACGATTTCTTCTGCATCTTTCTCACCAGTAGCTTTAAAGGTTTCATCAAACTCTTCTTTAAGGAATGCTACACGAAAGTGTAATAGTTGTTCTAGCTTTTCAGGATTGTTTTTAATCCATTCATGTACACCATACTTAGCGTGCATATCAGCAATATCTTTTACCCAGTTCTGGCTCATTGTGCAATAACTCCTTGAGGTGTTGCTGCTGACATATCGATAGATGAGGTTGATTGTACATAATGATCAGCAAGTGCTGCTGTAGGATCACATGCAAATACGACTTGAGCAGCATCAATTTCAAATGTGTCACTAGCTGCATAAGGCATGAATGGTTCAAAGCCTAGATTGGTACTATCTTGAGTGATTGTAACTGGCATCTTTAATGTATACATACCGGCACGATCAACATCAGTTCGTGCTAGTACTTCTTCGCCTGTTACGAGTTTTAATAATTTTATATCCATAGTTTTCTCCGCGTTAATATTGTATATTATAACATAGTTTTAAGTAAATGTAAACCTTTTTATCCAAAAAAGTCTTCAAGAGAAGCTCTTTCTTCGGAAGACCAACCGATTGCACCAAGGATTGGTTCGATTGGATCAAGGAATGTTTTCTGGAATTGTAAGTCATAGTCAATATATTTATCAATTACAAATTCAGATGGTAAGTAATCAGGGAACGATATAACGTTTTCCTTGATGACATTTGGCTTACGAAGATAGATGAATTTGACCTTATCACCATTCTTGATTGGTGAATACTTCTTCGTAAGAGATAGATCTTTCACACGTTTGTTATAGAGCAAGCTACCGCGAACATGAATTGGAGTACCTTTCTTGTAGATCATGTCGTTGTCTTTATATTCATTGACCTTAGACACACCACGTGGGAATGCGATATCATGTGCAGGTAGTGTTACAAAGTAGTCCTTGAACTCTTTAATAGCAGCTTGAGTCTTTGTTTCGCTACCATCAATGATTACCTTGAAAATAGATTTAAGAGCATCACGACATGGCATGGGGGTGGAAGATTTGATAGCTTCGATGCCCATGATCTTTAGCTTAGGTTCTGCATAACGTACACCTTCGTTGTCATGTACATTGAGGATGTAACGTTTCTTAGCAGTCCATATACCAGTGTCTGCGATAACTTCACGACCCATAACCATCTTGTTTTCGATGCCACCCATCATATTGAATAGATTAGCATATGCTTCAGTAAGAGCTGGTTCGAGTTTCTTTTGCGCAACAGTATCAAGAAAGTCTACAGGATTAGCAGGTTTGACTGCTTCTACCAATGGATCAAGGTTAACATAAAGTGAATCGGTATCGATTGCAATAACGTAATCTTTATCTGTTTTAAGTACTTTGTTGAGGTAATCATTAATAGCAACCTCAGCCCACTTAATCGATAGCTGGCCTGATAGTGTAATAGCTTCAGCAATACGTTGATCAAAGAATCGGAAGTACTTGTTACCGAGTGCGCCATAAAGAGAGTTTAGAAGAATCTTGATAGACATCTGTCTGTTTTCAGCAATAGCAATATCACGCTCGATACCGTATATGGTTTGCTTATCAGTCTTATCAGCATTCTGTAACGCTTGTTGTGCATCGAGCATTTGACGTTTGATTCCAACACGTTCAGTATACATACCATCGATGATATCAGGCAAGATGCCTTTCTTATCAGTTCGAAAGACTTGGCCATTACCACCAATCGATTTGCCGCTACCTTCGAATGTAGTCTTCTTATCAAGCAACGATTTAATATCAACATTGTATCGTTCACCTTCGATAATTGTTTCAGGCGACATGTTGTATTGCATAATAAGAGAAGGATACAGTGAATTTAGATCGAAGCTGACAACCCATTTGTGAAGACCTACTTGTGGATCTTTAACATAACCACCAGGATACGGTGATTTGAATTTGACTTCACTGAATGGAACAGCAACTTTCTTTTGGAACAATTCACGATAGATGATTGAATCCCATATAGCAGTCGTACCGAAAGTATCGTTGTAGTTAACACCACCTTTGTATGCCATCGTTAGACATAGCGTAATAAGACCCATCTTATCTTCGAATCGATCAACCAACTCTACATCTTTGATGTTATAATCAATGAACTTCTGATAATCATTTAGATAGAGAGTATGCAATGAACCATGTTCTTCGTAGGATAGTTTCTTTTCACCAAGAACTACGTGAGCAATATGGTCGAGTTTATATGATTCTTGCGCACCGTAAGAGTAACCAAACTTCTTAAAGAGCTCGAGGTAATCGATAATGGATATACCTTTAAGTTCATAAGACTGTTGAGTACGACCCATGACAGTGACATCACGTTCTTCTACCATACCCCACGGAGAGTATCGTTTAACGAATTCACCATCAAGAACTTTGGCTGTACGATTAACAAGATATGGAATATCAAAGAATCTGCAGTTCCAACCAGTTACGATATCAGGACAATTGGTTCCACGCCAGAAGTCAGTGAATGCCATAAGCAACTGAGCTTCATTGATGAACTGTTTGTAGATAACAGGGTGGTCTTTCATAAGTGTCTTGTCTACGTCATAATGACCTAGAGCCCACACATAATATGTATCATCGATATTGTTTTTAGTCGTGATTGATATGATTGCTTTTTCTGCTGATTCAGGTTCAGGGAATCCATCATCTGATTCAACTTCGATATCGATTGTAGTTACGTTGATTTTGTTACGATCGAATTCGATTTGACCAGGATATGCATCATTGATATATGTAGAGATATGTCGATCATTACCAAAGATGTTTCGACCAACAACGTCTTTGTTCATTTGAATCCAATCTTTAGCATCACGCATAGAATCATGAACAACAGGAGCAACTGGTTTACCACATAGAGATTGCCATTCGGTTGGTTTGTTTGTCGATACAAAGAGAGTAGGCTGATATTTAATCTTATCAGCGAATCGACGATTGCCGTCATAGCCACGAACGAGGAGTTGATTGCCGAAGCGTGTTACATTAGTATAGAATTTCATAGTCACCTTTACGTAATAGATGTATATTATAACATAGTTTAGAACAAATGTACACTTTTATTTATTGGTGATAGACGGCCGAAGCCGTCTATCGAGGGTGTTACATCGATTAAATCTTAGCTCATTCCTGCATTGACTAGCCATATTACAAAAAATGGAATAGCCATTACACTTGCGAACTCCGCGATTTGTGCGCATACTACACACTTCTCACGGGCAGAATTAATCGAATCTTGGTTTAAATATTTTCTCATGATATTCTCCAGTAGATTGGTTAGTTCTACCAGTATTCGCCCGAATCAATCTTGGATAAAGGTTTTTTCGGTTGAGGTCCCAGCAGATCCGATATTGATCTTCCTAGGACGCTTCTCTTCTGGAAATTCAACTCTGGCTTTCACCACAAGTATGCCATTCCTTAGATCTGCATCGTCGATTACTACAAATTCAGAAATTCTAAATGATTTCTCAAACCTGCGAGACGAAATGCCTTTGTG